CGCACCTTTTGTAATTTGTCCTAGTGGTGTGTCAGGGTCAAAAAATGTTCCTTTAACTCCTTTATCTGCTTCTGCACGTATCAAAGCAATGCTTTCATCTACTTGATTAGAACCTACAAGTTTGTTTCGTAATCTTCTTCTTATACCTGTATGGCGTAATGTAGCTCTTAAATCAGGAATGTTTATTGATAAATCCATTGCCTGTCCTGCCATACCTAGAGCTTTTTGTGACCATTGAACTAACTCTTCTTCATTAATTATTTGGTCTGCATACTGTGCTTTTACAAATGGGTCTACAAAATCATCATCATAATATTTAGAACTTTGTGCAGGTCTATACGTTTTACCCCTGTCACTAAATCCTCTTACATCATCTAAGTGTTCTCTAAAAAATAATTGCAACTCTTCATCTGATAAACCAAAAGTTGCTTTTAACTGTATAGCACCTTCCCTCATAACTAACTCGTCATAAAATATACTTTGAGCTAATTTATAATTTTTATCTTGTATTGCTACATAAAACTTTTTAGACAAATCTTCTATGATTGGTGTAGGAACACTCATCATTCTTCCTGTCTTTACAAATGTGTCAACAGACCTTGATGTATCTGTTAAAAAAGCAAATGGTCTTGAAGGTAATCTAACATCGGTGCCTAAAAATATATCTTTTGCACTAGATGTAGCTGTTCTAATTTTACCTTTTGCTTTTGTGCCACCACCTCTAATGTAGTTTGCAGTAGTAGTATTTCCTGTCATAGTATCGGCTATATTGTCTAGAAAGTTATCACTAAATACTTTTGGCTGTAAATGGAAATCTCTTGCGTTAGAACTCATCTTTCCGTTTACTCTTATGTCTGATATATAACCTCTAGTCAAAGAATCTTTTATAATATTAAAATAACCTTGTGGATTATCTACAGAATTATCTACTATACGGAATGCAACTTCAGGACTAAAACCTCTCATAGTAAGTTCACTAAACAAAGGTGCATCTGCTTCTGCTAATACTTGTACTTTGTCAGCAAGTATTCTTATAGCATCGTCTTGTCCTTCAGCAAAAAAATCTGCAGCAGTTCCTCCTGCTTTTAAGTGTTCATCAAGTTGTTTACCAACACCTGTTAATACTTCTTCGCTAGCAACTCCTCTACCACCTACTCCTACACCTTTGGCTGCCATAATAAAAGGGTCAGTCTTTATCATTCCAATTAAGTTAGTTGTAAAACCTATCCAAGAGTTAAATCCGTGCTTAGGGTCAAACTCCATATCGCTTAGTGCATTTTGTTCTATCTCTTCTATTTTTGTTTTTGCTAACTCATAATCTTCTTTTGTTATAGAACCTACATCGTATGCTGATTGTAGTAAAAATAAATCTACATCTGCTTGTTCTTGTATATCTTGACTTACTGCCATCTTTGGGCTGTACTCTCCTGATAAAGAACCAGTAAATGTATATCTAACTAAGTCTCCAAAGTTAGATGCAATGCTTGCTTTTTTAAAACCTTCTCTTGTTTCTTCTGCTTGGTCTAAGTATTCTCCACGACCAAAAAATCCTGCTAACCCTTCTTGACCAATACCTCCTCCAAGTATTTCATTAAAAGCCATTTGATATACTTCTACTGATTCATTAAGAGTTAGTTTCCTATCTACGCCACCAGTTTTTATTTTTATTTGTTCTGATAAAACATCAGGAAATGCTTCCTGGACAACTTGCAAATCAGATTTTTGCAACATAGGATTTCCTAAATCATTTACAAGATTTTTGCTCATAAGATAATTTCTTGCTCTATCTGATACGTAAGGTGCTTGAGCCACTGTTTCGTTATTTAAAATATTATTTATTAAATTTGTTTGTTGTCTATCTGCATTGATAAGTAAAGATTTAACACCTGCTCCAAAAGATTTTATTTTTATTCCTAAAGGTATTTCATTCTTTTCTGTATCTTTGTCCCCTACATACCTTGCAAAGTCTCTATCTATATTTAATCCTAAACTTTCAGCCCATTCTGCTTGATATGCTTTTTGTTCTAATCCAATAGTGTTAACTAAAAACGTACTACCTGTTTCAAATATAGAGTTCAGTGCTACCAATGCAGCATTTATTGCAGTGCTTTTTCTTATTTGATTTTCTCCAAACAAGTCTAATTGTGTTTGTCTTTGTATTTCTTTTGTGTTGTTTACTGCGTCTTTAATTCTTGCAAAAAACTTTTTAGAAAATTCTACTGTAGGAGATGTTTCTCCATTGGAATAACTATATTGCTGTGGTTTTGTTTGTGTCCATAAGTTGTAATATTGTTGATTTGTGATGTTCATAGTTGCTGAAGCTATAGGTAAATCGTCTGATTCAAAAGGATTCATAGCTTTTAAAGTTGTAGTTTTATCTGCTATTGCATCTATACCATCATCTCCAAGAATATTTTTTTGCACATCAATAGATTGTTTTTGTGCATCTTTATAATATTTATCTTCTAATCTTTCTTCTCCCCATTTGAGATAATAAGAAGCCATTAGAACCTACTTGTTAGTGATGGAAACTTCTCCAGTAAAATTGCCTTTACAATTTCAATATCATTGTCAGCAGTAAACATTGCTTCGTTTTCTCCTAACTCATTACCTGGTTCTTGTAATTTTTGTGTAGGTGTAGCAAATATATCTTGAACAGGCTGTGGTTGTGGAGTAGGTCTAGGTGCTGCAGGTAAAGCTGCTTCTTGTCCTGGAGATACTGCATCTACTTGTTCTTGCAACATCTGTGTTTGTCCTGTTGGGTCTCCTTCTGCTCTTGTAGGAACTTGTATTTTTTTCTTTCTTACCATGAACCATCCTCTATTTCAAAACCTAAATTAACGTGTATCCACACACCAGGTATTGGTGTAGGTATCATTATATCTCCTAAAGTTATATCTGAAATTTGCTCTTGAGGTCTTTCAGGATAATCAGTGTCATCCCAATCTTCAGCATTTATAATGTCATAAAATTGTTTTTTTAATTCTTGTTCCGGACTAGCCACCTGGTACTCCTTGCTGTCCTGCTAAACCTGCAAGAACTGATGCAATATCTTGTGGTCCTGTTGGACCTTGTGGCTGTTGTTGTGCAGCACCAATAATTGCTTCTTCTTCAGGCGATGTTTCTTCTTCTGCTGTATAAAACTTATCAAGTATCTTTGTCATTTGTGCAGGGTTTTTCCTAATCTCTGCTGCTGCCATAGTAGCTTTTGGATTACCTTGAGCTGCTTGAGCCATTAACGATTCAAATAATACAGATTCTGCTTTTTCAGAATTTATTCTGTTTTGTATATTTGTAATATTATCTAGCCCGTCTAGGTTTTCTTGCAGTGTTTGTGTATCTATGATACCTTGCTGTTTCAATTGCAACCCAGTAATAACCTTTTGTGGTTCGTCAAAACCTGCCATTACTCCGTATACTCTTCTTGTCTTATACATTTCAGATATGTCAGAACTTGGTGTGTATGATTCTTTATAAGCTGTGCCTTTGTGCATTCCTGCAATTGGTTTTCTCTTATTAGGATACATAACTTCATCAAACTCTAATCTTTTAGCATCTACTTCTTGTAATGCTTCTCTAAGTATGACTTGGTATTCTCTAACGTGCATAGATGCAGATTGTCCAAGTTCTTCTAATCCTCTACCTGTAACAAAACTATTAGGGGATTGTCCATCATCAGATACAGGATATGCAGAACCTAGACGCAAATGTCTTTCTAATCTATCTACTTGTTGAAATAATTGATATGGAAGATTGTTAACTGGTTTAGAAACAGATGAACCTGGAGCTAAATAGTTTACAGCAAATCTACCTTTACGATACTTACCGGATTCTATTTCTCCAACAATATTTGTTTCTGTAAACACTGCATCTTCCATAGCAATTGTTCCAAGAATATTTATTTTTGCCATATTAGCCATAAGACCAATCACATGTTGAAACTGACTTTGCATTTGGTCAAAAGCAAATCTTTTTGCTACAACAAACATTGGTCCACTCTTAAGTGGGTTTGGAATAAAGTCTATAATTTTATTGTTTTCAGGTAGATATATATACGTACCATCATTGTCAAGGTATTCTACAACTACTTTGCCATCTCCATTTTGATTTGCCCAAGATGCAGCACCATCGTTGTAATACAACATTGTAAAATCATTTTGTGATTCTGCATTGTCTCCTATGATTGCAGCTCTTTGTTCCGGGTATTCTTGTAACAATGTACTTAAAGGAACTCTTGTAATTATTGCCATGTCTTTTGGCTGTTGGTCATTACCAAAAGGACCAGGATAACAAGTAAAAGGGTCTCTTATCATTGCACAAGGATATGGGTTATTGTCTTTATCAAACTTTGTAGTTATTGTCCAAACAACAAAACCATAACCTGGTAGCCATCTACCTACTTGTGGTAACTGTAAATGTAATTTTTGTAAATCATCATACGCACCAACAATACGTTCTAGTTTCTCTGCTTTCTTTTTAGCTCTTTCTGAATCTTTAGCATTTATAATATCTATCTTAAGGTCAGGGCTTCTACCTAATTTTTGTGCAAATCTTTCTAATGCAGATAAAAATAAATTTGGTGCAGGTAGTTCATGAAAGTCCATACTTGAACGTTCTCCAAGTAAAGCACGAACAGCTTCTTCGCCACCATTTAAGATGTCACGTATCCTACTTCTGTCCATCATACCTTGTTGGTTGATTTTTCTTAAATAATCTACTCTGTCATAAAGTTCGTCATTCGACTTTACCATTCGCCTCTATCCCATAATCCTTCATCAAAACTACTTGTTTCATAATCAACAAAGCTAGGCACATAATCTGTGTCTAGTTCGGCTAACCGTTCTTTTTGCATACGTCTAATTGCTCTCATTGGAAACCAACTAGCCATAACTATGTCAGTCTTTGTACCTACTGTCTTGCTTTTGTTCTTAGCAGAACTAAAATACACTAACTGACTTGTATATAAGTTTACCTTTTCTTGAGCTTCAAAACCCATATAAGGTAAATTAATTATACCTTCTTGAAACGATGGTCGCATAGCTGTAACACCAAATATAGGGTCAAACTTATTTGAGTACGTTTCATGTCCTTCTAAAAATATACCATGTGTTGAAGCAAAATCACGTATAGATTTATCTTGTCGTATTGCTTTTTGAAATCCGTTTTCTTCTATAACCCAGTGAGAACAATTATATTTTGACCACCAATCTTTTATAATTTTAAGTGCTTCAGGTATACCACCGCCTAAATTGTTGTGCATATCTACCATGTACATAATTCCATCAGCAGGACCATAAGCCCATAAAAAAGCTGCTTGGTATCCAGTAGAGGCAGGGTCAAGTCCTGCAATAAGGCGTGTGCCTCTAGGTACCTGCCCTATATCCCTCTTTTGGTCTCTACATGCTTCAATCTCTTCTCGACTAAATAAACTTAGTCCTTCAGGCATTGCAACATTTAGATATACCATTTCAAATATAGCTCTACCACCTGTAGTTTCTGCTGCACGTTTTCTATCCATTAACCACTTGTATGACCTTTTGTTTGACCACAACATACAGTCTGTATGGTCTTCTTCGTTCCAGTCAGTTTTAGTACATGCAGTATCATGTGCTTCTTCTACAGTTGTTTCCCATGATTCGTTGTCTAACAAATGTGAATATAAATCGTCATAATGTTGTCTTGAACCTATAACAATCATTGCAGTATGTTCCTCTTTACGACTTGATAATGTTGTAGTCCACCAGTTTCTTGTGTTTTCTCTTGATGCAGGTTGCATAGTAGAACTGTGGTCTTCAATGTCGTCAGCAATAATGATGTCACAGTCTCTTGATAGAATCTTACCACCACGTCCAATACCTACCATAGTCGGACTCTTAATACCAGTAACGGTTCTTGTACCTACAGTAAAACCACTTT